GTCCGTAAAAAATTTAGGTAAGGTTGGTGATGACATCGTAGATAATATTTATGAGATGGCAGGAGTCACAAAATCAGCTCAGCCAGCAGCTCGTGGTAATGCTAGAGATTTTTTAAATACAATTAAGGATATGGAAGATCCAAGTTTTCCGGGTGGCACAACTTTATCCGGTGTTATGGAACCATCAGATTTTAGATTTATGACAGAGGGTGGTGGCGGAATATTTGGTGATCCATTACTAATAGTACAAAAGTATTTCGGACCAAAGGTTGCAGGAGCTGTCACAAGATTAAATGGTCGAGATGAAATAGAATTATTTACCAAAAGATTAGTTAGAGTTAAAGATGCAAAAGGCAACAGTATCACTGATAGAAACTTTGATCCTGATACAGTAGATCCAACAGACTTTGAGTTTGAGGATGGTGGTCGTGTAGGTTACTTCGGTGGTGCCAGGGTTTTAGGTAAGATGGGTTATCAGGCCTTACGTAAGTATGGTATCGAGGCAGAGGACATCACAAGACTGTTCGCAAACCTTGGAGCAGATAAAACATTACGTGGTAAGGAGAAGACCATGTATTTCCATCAACTAAACAAAGTATTAAAGAATCCAGATGACTATCCAGACGGTATTAAAGAGATACAATTAAGATTAGGTCTTGACCCAATAGGATTTAAAAGCGGTGGTCTTGCTGGCATCCTGGAGGTGTAATGCCAAGAAGTGCAGAACAACAAGCTCTCATAGATAAACTTATTGAATTTTTAAAACCATATAAAGGTAAAACTATAGGGACTGATGTATTAGCTGCAAAAATAGCAGAAATATACAAAGGTAAATTAGGAAAAAATTCACCGGCTAAACAATTAGCTAATTTAAGAAAATCTAGTCCAGAAGTTTTTAAAGATGTAAAAATAGACTATTCTATAAAAGGAAAAGGCCCTTGGAATACAGCTTGGGAAAATGATCCTGAATGGAGAAAATTTTTTAAAGAAAAAAACCCGGGAGTAAAGTGGGAAAATTTAACAAATGAACAAAGAGATATAAAACAAAACACTTGGAAAAGTTATGGGGTGTTTAAAGAAAGATCAAAGGTTATTCCTGATAACTATATACGTTTAAATGATTTTGCTAAAAAAGTAGGAATTAACCAGGATACTTTAGGCACAATTAGAACTAGAGAAAGTTATAAAAATTTAAATTCAGATATAAATAAGTATTTTAAACCAAAAACTTTTAAAAAAGAAGTTTATTTCAAAGATCCTTCTAAAGAAGATATTAAAAAATTTAATGAGTTTGTACAAAAAAATAAACAGTCTGGTATAAAATCAATGGCAGAAAAGAAACAAGCTGTTTCTTATGAACCAATTAGAGCAATCCACAAAGAACTAATCAGAGACCCTGACGCAACACCCACAGAACTTGCAGAAGCTATCTATGGAAAAGCAAATGCAAAAAATTTAAGAAACGTTGGAAACGATGCATCGATGTATGTTGAGTTTTTATCCGGATCAAGAAAGGTCCCTGGAATTACAGCACCAACTGTAATGATGTCAGAAAATATTTTAGGAAATATTTTAATGCCTGGAAGTGGTTTTTTTAATTTTGGAAATGCAGAGAGAAGAAATGCAATGTTAAAAGAACGGGATAAGATATTAAAAATTACTGATCCTAACAATAGATTATTTACTACTAGAAACCGTCTATTAAGAAATTTAAGAGGACAAGGTTTTAATGTTGATGAAGCGATGAGTCTTTCGGCAACTTATGAAAGAGCTCCTGGTTATTCAGAGCTAGCACAGATAACTAGTCCTGAAGTAAACTATATAAAAGGGAATACAATTGATAGAGATTTTTCTAGAATCTTTGACAAAGTTGTTAGAGGTGAACAAAACCTTGGTTCGGAAATAAAAAAATTTAATCAAGACTCTAGAGCGTTTCAAAAAAACTATGGTGTTGATACACCAATTATAGAATACAAACCTGGAGAAAAATTAGATGCATCTAAGTTTGTAAAAAATTTTAATAAGTTAACTCCAGAAGCACAAGCAAATGTATCTCAACTTGCAGATCAAGGAATTGCTTTAAGATCTAAAGCAATGCCTATGGGCGCTTTACTAGCTGCTGTTGAAAAAGCTCCTCAAGCGTGTAGAACAATTTTAAATTATCAAACAGGAGGTATTTCTGCAACTTGTGCAGAAGCTATACAAAAAGATCCTGTTGGATCTGCAGAAAAATTAAAAAATTTAGATGCACAAAGTGGACCACTTGCTAGAGTTAAAAATGCAGCATTAGGATTTTTAAAAAGCCCAAATGTTAGAACATTTGGTATCGCTGGTGCAGCAGGCGCGATTGGAGCAGCACTTGTAAAAGAATTTAGAAACGACGATCCATCAACTTATTTATCAAATGAAGATCAACAAAAAAGTATGTTAGTTGATATGGCAACACAACCTATTACAACAGACTTTGATAGACCAGATATTTTAGATTATCAATTACCAGCTATGGGTGCAACGATTGCAGGTACTACAGCATTGTCAGCACCATCAACAATCAAAGCTAGTAGATCAAGAGGACTTGGTGTTGAGAAAAAAGGTTTGACTAGAACTGCAGGAAGAGTTTTAGGTAGAGGACTTGGTGTTGCAGCAGCACCAGGATTACTAGCTCCATTTGCAGCAGCTGATATTGCAAGTCAAATTTCAGAAGGAGACTCAATAACAGATATTGCAACAGATCCATTAAATTATGTTGCTCCAATATTTGCAGAACAAACACCAAAGTTAACAAGAGGAATGAACCCACTATTTAGAAAAGCAGCTAGTCTAGGTTTAGGTAAGGCAGCTTTACGAGGTTTATCTAGAGCAGGTATTGGTGGACTTGCACTTTCCCTTGGTATACAAGGTTATAATTTATTGGACGACTAATGGTAAAATTAATTCCAGGCGGTGGACCACCACCAAAAAGCGGACCTAATCCACAGGGGTTGAATGTACCTGGAAAAAAGATTATAGTGGTAACGAACTCGGAGAAAAAGAATGTCAATAATGGACAAGGCTCTACCAAACGTAGTAGAGCAAAAAGTAACAACGCCTAGTGACGAAGAAGTCGCTTTAGCAGAAGAACAGGTAGCAGAATCACAGGGTGGTGAGGGTGTTGATGTTCAAGAAAACGAAGATGGTTCGGTAGATATAAACTTTGAACCAAACAAAGTTAATCAACCAGGAACAGAATCACATTTTGACAATCTAGCAGATTTATTACCAGAAGATATTTTAGGAGCATTAGGCTCAGAGTTATACGGCAATTACATGAATTACAAATCTTCCAGAAAAGAATGGGAAGATAGTTATACAAAAGGTCTAGACCTTTTAGGATTTAAATACGAAGACAGAACACAACCCTTTGCTGGTGCATCAGGTGTAACTCACCCAGTGCTAGGTGAGGCGGTAACGCAATTTCAGGCACAGGCCTACAAAGAATTACTTCCAGCTAGAGGTCCGGTACATACTCAGATAATGGGTGTAGTCAATCGACAAAAAGAGGACCAAGCTAGTAGAGTAAAAAACTTCATGAACTATCAGCTCATGAACAAGATGAAAGAGTATGAACCCGAGTTCGATCAGATGCTTTTTTATCTCCCTCTTAGCGGCTCTGCCTTCAAGAAAGTTTATTTCGATGAACTGTTAGACAGAGCCGTGTCTAAATTCGTGCCGTCAGACGATTTGATAGTTCCTTACACAGCGACATCTATAGAGGATGCGGAGGCTGTAATTCATAGATTAAAAATGTCAGAAAATGATCTTAGAAAAAAACAGGTGTCAGGTTTTTATAGAGACATAGAGATTCAACCTGGTTACACACAGGAGACTGAAATTGAAAAGAAAGAACTCGAGATAGAAGGTGTTAGAAAAGCAAAAGATGAAAATGATTTTACTGTTTTAGAATATCATGTAGATCTTGACCTAGAAGGTTTTGAGGATAAAGATCCTGAAACAGGTGAGGCTACAGGAATCAAACTACCATACATTGTAACATTAGATCAAGGTAGCAAAGAAATATTATCTATCAGAAGAAATTACAAAGCAGAAGATCCACTTAGAAAAAAGATAGATTATTTTGTGCATTTTAAATTTCTACCTGGTCTTGGTTTCTATGGTTTTGGTTTAATACATATGATTGGTGGTTTATCTAAAACTGCTACAGCTACATTAAGATCTTTAATTGATGCAGGAACTTTTTCAAATATGCCTGCAGGTTTCAAACAAAGAGGTATTAGATTAAGAGATGAGGCTGAATCTATTAAACCTGGTGAGTTCAGAGATGTTGATGCTCCTGGTGGTAACATCAGAGATGCGTTTATGCCATTACCATTCAAAGAACCATCACAAACATTATTACAATTAATGGGTGTTGTAGTAAATGCAGGTCAAAGATTTGCAGCTATTGCAGACATGCAAGTTGGAGATTCAAATCAGAACGCAGCTGTTGGTACAACTATTGCTCTTCTTGAGAGAGGATCAAGAGTTATGTCAGCAATACACAAAAGATTATATGCTGCAATGAAACAAGAATTTAAATTATTGTCTGATGTATTCTCACAATATCTACCACCTGAATATCCTTATGATGTGGTTGGTGCTGAGAGAGTTATCAAGCAAACAGATTTTGATGATAAGATCGATATCATACCGGTTGCAGATCCAAACATATTCTCACAATCTCAAAGAATAAGTTTAGCCCAAACCGAACTACAATTAGCTATGTCTAATCCACAGATACACAATATGTATGAAGCTTACAGAGATATGTACGAAGCAATTGGTGTAAAAAATATCGATCAGATATTACCACCACCTCAACAGCCTATGCCAATGGACCCTGCTACTGAAAACATTCTAGCAATGAGTGGTAAACCTTTTCAAGCATTCAAAGGTCAGGACCATAGATCACATATCACAACCCATTTAAATTTTATGGCAACAAGTTTGGCTAGAAATAATCCTGCGGTTCTAGGTGCATTGGAAAAAAATATATTTGAACACATTGCATTCATGGCACAAGAGCAGATTGAGATAGAATTTATGGAAGAGCTACAACAACTACAACAATTACAGATGGCAGTTCAACAGAATCCTATGTTACAACAAGATCCAAACACACAACAACAGATTTTAACAATTACACTAGCTCTTGAGGCAAGAAAATCTAAATTGATTGCAGAGATGACACAAGAATTTAAAGAAGAAGAAAATCAGATCATGGGTCAATTAGGAAATGATCCTATTGCTAAGCTAAAAGCAAGAGAATTAGACCTAAGAGCTATGAATGATGAGAGAAAAGCACAAGATGCTGATGAAAGATTGAATCTTGATAAGATGAAAGCTATGATGGCACAAGAAAATAACGAAGATAGGTTAGATCAGAACGAAGAATTGGCTAAATTAAGGGCTGATACTTCAATTGAGAAGACTATTTTAAGCAAAACAATACCTTCGGCACCAAAAATGGAAGGAATGCCGGGTAATGTTGCAATAATTAGGAACAAGAGGTAAAAATTATGTGGTTATCAGCAATAAAATTAGCAGTTTCTGCCGGAAGTAAGATTTATGCCAATAAACAACGTACAAAAATGGCAATGTCTGATGCACAACTGATGCATGCACAAAAAATGGCCCAGGGTGAGGAAGCTTACCAGGGAAAATTACTGGAGGCCAGACAATCGGACTGGAAAGACGAGGCCGTTCTCATAATTTTAAGTTTGCCCGTTCTGGTGCTGGCCTGGGCAGTGATATCGGACGATCCGACAGCGATGGACAAGGTAAAATTGTTCTTTGACATGTTCTCACAACTTCCTTCATGGTTTACTAATCTTTGGATCCTTGTAGTTGCGAGCATATATGGTATAAAGGGAACACAAATATTCCGAAATGGAGGAAAAAAATAATGAGTAAAAAATCTAGAAGAAGAAATAAAAGATTAGCCGCATTAGCAGGTTTACTGGGTGGCGCTATGTTACTTGGTAGAGGAAGAGGAACTACTGCAGTTAATAATGTATCTACCCCTAACACTATCATGGATAACATGCCAAAAGGAATTGATAAAACTATTATGAATGTAACAAATCCAAATTTAAGCCTTGGTAGAATGACTGGTTCAGGTCCTAATTCAGGAATTATTGGTCAGAACAAAAGAGTAAACTACATAAATAGAACTAGAGATAGACAAAGAAACGATATGTTAAGAGCTATTAGATCTAGTCCTGATATTGCAACTACACCAGATAGTATTTTGCAAGGCGTTCCAGAAGAGGCGTTAATGGCAAAAGATGGTGGAAGAATTGTTAAAGGTGAAAAAGTAGCAAAACTTAAAAAGAAAAAATCAATTCAGATTAGAGGATTTGGAAAAGCAAGGAGATAAATATGCCAGGAAAAGGACCTTCTAAGTTTGGAAGAGCAATGTTTGAAAAAAAGAAAAATACATTTGCAAAAGAAAAAATGACATCTGATGATGCTTACAGAATGGGAGCTAAAAAAGGTGGAAAAATTTTAAAAAAAGTTAAACCATCTCAAAAAGGTTTAAAAAAGTTACCCAAAAAAGTTAGAAACAAAATGGGCTACATGAAAAACGGCGGAAGAGCAAAATAATGGCAAAGCTTTGTCCAAAAGGTAAAGCCGCAGCGAAGCGTAAATTCAAAGTATATCCGTCTGCATATGCTAACATGTATGCATCAGGAGTCTGTTCTGGTAAAATAAAACCAGGCGGTAGAAAAAAAGCTATGGATGGTGGCATGATGAGACCTGGTTATGCATCCGGTGGAAAGATTGCAAAAGGATGTGGAAAAGTTTTATCCAATAGAAGAAAAAAAACTAAAACATACTAATGGCTAAAAAAGGACTCAGAGAATGGGTAAAGGAACGATGGGTAGACATCGGAGCACCAAAGAAGAACGGCAAGTATCAACCGTGCGGGAGATCGAAAGGGTCGAAACGGAAGTATCCAAAATGCGTCCCACTTGCAAAAGCCACACGGATGACAAGCTCGCAAAAGGCGAGTGCTGTCAGACGAAAAAGAGCGGCAGGTAATCCAGGCGGTAAACCAACTAATGTTTCAACATTTGCAAAAAGAAAAAGAATGGCTTTCGGAGGCAGAGTATAATGGCCGGAAGAAGAGAAAATCCTATTTCAAGAAATAAAAAGAACTACAGATCTACAAAGTCTGGAGCAGGCATGACTAAAGCAGGTGTCGCTGCCTATAGAAGAGCAAATCCTGGAAGTAAACTAAAAACAGCCGTGACAGGAAAA